TTGCAGTATATTTACCAGTACAACAATTTAGAAAAGCACCAGCAAGTAAAGTATGGGCAGACAGTAGGAGAGCAATCTGATAAGAAATGGCAAAGAGAACATTATGGAGAGTTATGATAGTTAAAATCAGGATGTGGTATGCTGACGTTAGAGGACACCACGGACATAGATGGAACTACGAACCATCCGAACATTATTTTGGTAGACACCCAAAGAATAGGAAATAGAAATGGCAATATTTAGAGCAGGTAGACGTATCGGTAATATGGATGTCCGAATAGGACTTCCAAGAGATAGGTCTTTAGTTGACGTTGAAAAAGATAAAAGACTTAAATCAACGGCAAAGGGTGGTCAAATGCCTGGGATGAATCAAGCAACGGCTATTGGTAACTTTATGTCCCAAATTAATAGGGGTGAAGGTGTTGCTAGAGCAAATAGATTTTTAATTAGATTATTTCCACCTGAATATAAAGCTTCCAAACCTAATGATAGTCGTAGTATGATAAAAGCTGCTATGGCGGCAATAAAAACAAGTAGGGGAAATAATGTATTAGAATCATCACAAATGACAAGAAATGTAGAGTTAATGTGTACCCAGGTTAAATTACCTCATAGGGATATATTAACTACAAATTACGTAACTTATGGACCAGGTAGAAAAATGCCTTATGCATATGCTTATGGTGCTACAATAGACTGTATGTTTATGGGAGATAAATTTTTAAGACAAAGAGCATTTTTTGAAAATTGGCAAAGTAAGATGTATGACCAATCATCACACAATTTAGAATATTATGATAGTTATATAGGTAGTATGGAGATTTATCAGTTAGGACAATTTAGACAAACAGACGAACTACATCCAAATGATAATACTAGGTTAACTTACGGAGTAAGATTGCACGAAGTATATCCAGAAACAATTGGGGAGATAACGTATCAAGCAATGACAGACGATATGATACCTATGGATATACCTATAACTTTTGCATATAGAACTTGGGAGAATATAACATTAGAATCATTGCAAGGTGTTGGTTTTAATGAAACACCTCCAGATATGCCAAATATAAAAGCTCGTAATGATTATGGAACATTTAGTACTGTTTTAGGAAATATGCCTCCAGAAATTAAAAGAGCAGCTAGAACTGTTATTGGAAAAATACGAAGAGATGTACCGATTGGAAAAGCTACAGGAGGCAGGGTGTTTCCACCTTACCATAGATCCAGAAGTACATCTGGTTAAACTAATATAATAAAAGGAGTAAATTATGGCATTGCCAATATTAGAAACAGCGACATATGATTTGACGTTACCATCTAAAGATGTAAAGGTTAAATTCAGACCTTTTCTTGTTAAAGAAGAGAAGATATTATTACAGGCATTGGAATCTGGAAAAGATGAAGATATGACCAATGCATTGAAACAAATAGTACACGCTTGTACATTTGGAAAAGTAAATATAGATACACTACCTCTATTTGATGTAGAGTATATTTTTTTACAAATAAGAGCGAAGTCAGTTGGTGAGATAGCAAAACTTAAATTGTTATGTCCTGATGATAGTAAGACTTATGCAGATGTTGAGATAGATTTGTCTAAAGTGGAAGTACACGTAGATGACGAACATACTAATAACATTGTAATTGATGAGAAGAAAAAGCTTGGTATGATAATGAGTTACCCTACAATCAATTCAGCAAAAGGTAGAGATCCAAAGAAAGAGAAAACTAGAGCGATGTTTGATATACTTGCTAATTCCATATATCAAATTTATGAAGGAGATAAGATACATACACCTGCTGATTATAGTAATGAAGAAATGCAGAAGTTTATAGACAGTTTAGATAGTAAAACATATAAGAAAATCAATGATTTCTTTGATACTATGCCTAAATTGAAGCAAGACATAGAGTTAGAGAATCCGAAGACGAAAGTTAAGAGTAAACTTACGTTGGCTGGATTATCGGATTTTTTCGTATTGCCCTCTCTCACGAATCTTTAGAGAATTACTATCAAGTGAATTTTGCATTAATGCAACATCATAAATATTCATTGACTGAATTGGAGAATATGGTGCCTTGGGAGAGGGAAATATATGTGAATTTGTTATCTAATTATATCAAAGAAGAGAACGATAGAATTAGATTAAGAAATGCAGGACAAAAAGGATAAAAATGGCAGACGATTTAATAAAAGTAAAAAAGACAACCGAAGAGTATGAACTAAAGAAAAGTGACCTTGTTCCTGATGAAGGAGAAGACGCTGCTACTTGGTATAATAAGACAGCAGGTCTATTAGACAAGTTTAGGGTCATACCTAGATTAGTAATGTTGGCATACATCTATGCCTTCTATAAATCAGTAACTTGGTTTATGACATTACCAGACCCAACCAATTCACAAGCAATGTACATATCAACTATAGTTGGTGCTGGTGCTGCCTTCTTTGGATTATATGTTGGCAAACCAGGTGCGAAGTTACCTAAAAAGAAATAGTTATGGCAAAAAATAGATTAGATATATCAGACCAAACGGCAGTAAGTATGCCTATGAAGAACTTAATTGCTATAATCGGTGCCGTAGCCGTTGGCGTGTGGGCATATTTTGGTGTGATTGAGCGATTGAATAAATTGGAAACTAATACAACACTATTAGAAAAAGATTTAAACCAAGCAAGTGAAAGACTTTCTGGTGATATAGAGAAGAATAACGAATTTAGAATCAAATGGCCGAGAGGTGATTTAGGTTCACCACCTGCTGATTCCGAGCAATTTATGTTGATTGAATTTTTGAGTGGACAGTTAGAAACAATCCAAAAAGATTTACAAAATATGATGAACAATGCAGTTAACATTGAGAGATTGCAGAAAGATATGGAAAAGGTTTTAGCAGACGTAGAGAAATTAAAGGACAAAATAAGAAGTGTCAAAAACGGAAACACAGGAGAGTAAGATATGGACGCAACAACACTAGTTACCATCATCACAATGTTTATTGTGACCAATACTTCAAGCGAATTTGTTAAGTATGATGGACTGATGGATTGCCTTAAAGACAAAAGAAAAATTGAGAAGTTGAGAGATGGTCGTAGAGTTATTTGTGGTCCATCTATGGCAGAAATAGATAAAGATGGCAACATTGTCAGTATAAAAAACAAAATGCCTGACCAATCTGGTAGTTTAAAACTAGGTGGTACGGCGAAGTCTTTAACAGAAAAGAAAAAAGAAAAAAAGACTAAAGTATTAACGCAATAGGATATATGATATGAAAAAAATATTAATGAGTTTATTAGTTGCTCTATTTTTAGTTGGTTGTAATACAACAAAGAGTATTAAAATAGAACAAGAAGTCGGTCTCTTAAAAACCGTACAAGAAAGAGGTTATGTTATTTGTGGAGTTAATGCAGGTCTACCAGGATTTTCTGCTCAAGATGAGAACGGAAACTGGAGTGGTTTAGATGTAGATTTCTGTAAGGCAGTTGCCGCTGGTATATTTGGTGACTCAAGTAAAGTAGAATTTGTAGGATTAAATGCTAGTCAAAGATTTCCAACATTGGCGTCTGGCAATATTGATGTACTTGCAAGAAACACAACTTGGACAATTAGCCGTGATGTTAATTTAATGTTTGAGTTTGCAGGTGTTAACTATTATGATGGACAAGGATTCTTGATACCTACTGATTTAGATATTAAGAGTGCAACAGAATTAGATGGTGCGTTTGTATGTATTACAAAAGAAACTACAAGTGAATTAAATCTAAATGATTATTTTGCAGAACAAAATATGGCATATATGCCAGTATATGTTGAAGGTAATAAAGACGCAAAGGCAAAACTATTTGCTGGTGATTGTGATGTATTCACAACAGACGCTTCTGGTTTAGCATCCGCTAGAGCAGGTGCAGAAGACCCTAGTAAATGGTTGGTATTACCTGAAATTATATCTAAAGAACCATTAGGTCCACTTGTAAGACAAGGCGACCAAGAATGGGAAGATATAATAAGATGGACACATTTTATTATGATAAATGCTGAAGAGGCAGGTATCACAATGTACAATGTTGATTTAATGTTAACTTCAAAGAATAAAGAAGTTAAAAGAATACTAGGTGTTGAAGGTTATATCGGTCCTATGTTAGGATTGGGTATGAAATTTGGTTATAATATTATCAAACAAGTAGGAAACTATGGGGAATCATTTGAGAGAAATGTAGGACCTAATACTCCACTTGCATTAGAACGAGGATTAAATAATCTTTGGAAAAATGGTGGCGTAATGTACGTACCACCAATTAGATAGGGAGAACTATGTTTAAAAAATTATACGATATGATAGGATTTAGAAACGGCGACACTAAAATGTTATTAAAGATTTTAGCAGGTTTGTTTTTGATTGCAATAGTATTTGGTGTAGTATTGCATAGTACAAGAGCCAATGCAGATTGTACAGGTTGCGGAGATGATGGACACCAAGTTTGTCCAGTAGAAGCTGACGCACAAAAACCAGAAGTAGTATTTGCAGTATGTGTATTTGCAGATGGTTCATTAATTGACCATAAAGGTGCAAATAGTATGTCCGATTGCTTAAAGACTAAAAGAGAAGTAGAGAAAAAGTGGAGAAACAAATCTGAAGAAACAGATAGTGTAGAAATAAATGGTATTACTTACAAGATAGACGGAGAAAGTTTAGCATTTATGTGTGATTTAGTTGACGCAAGAGTACATCATTATAATGATGGTACTTGGGAAATAGTAGAGATACTAGGCAAACATAAAAAGGACGAATAATGTTAAAAGAAATAAAAAGATGGTGTATTGAAGTTTCAAAAGAATTATGTAGTGAAACTGTTGATACAGCAGGAACCATTTGTGATAAAACAAAGAAAGCAAATGCTGACTTTGTTAAAGCAATAATGGATAGTATCTAATAGGATAATCAATGGCAGATTCAGTAGTAGTTGCTGACAACGTATCGTTAATAGCAAATAATATACAATCTAAAGTAGGCGCAACATTGCTTGGTGGTAAAGCGATGGCAGCTGATACTGCTAAAGAGTCTGGTCCTGTTGATACTGTATTAAAAGAACTTACAATATTACAATCAGCTGTTGTTGCCAAGTTGGGTGATGTTTGGGATACATTAAAAGCACAATTAGATTTTGTAAAAGAACAAGACCGTAGATTTAGAGAACAACTAAAACCTGGTCAAAAACCAATACCACCAACACCTAAAGGTTTAGCAGGTGCTGTAAATACAACAGATGAAGGTGGATTTTTACAAACTTTGAAAAATGTGGTACCTGCAACATTATTAACATTGGGTGGATTGAGATTGTTTTTTTCAAAAGTATTTAAAGGTGCTCTTTGGGGATTGTTAGGTGCTATGGCAGGTTCAGCTTTAGTTAAAAAAATGTCCCTAGAAGGTGGTGCCGCCGAAGACGCAATTATGACAACGTTGCCTACTGTTGCCGCTTTGATGGCAATGTTTAATGTTAAAAAGGCATTGTTATTAGCATTACCTGTTGTTGCTGCTCTTGGTATGAAGTCTATGGTAGATTGGTTAACAGGTGATAAACTAGCTAGTGATGTATCAGGTTTTGATTGGGCAAGTGTTGCTATAACAGGTCCAGCAGCAGTAGCATTAGCGGCAGCATTTGGTGCCAAATTTACTATGGCAGGTGGTTTAGCATTAGGTACTGTTATGACAATAGGTATGCCAGTTTTGATAGCTGCTTCACTTGCAATTGCATTAGCGGCAGGTGCTGGTTTTATAGCCAGTAGCATCGGCAAAATTGAAAACACAATGCTTGAACATTTAGATGAGTCAACAGATTTATCGCAAAAAGAATTTGAAAGAAGACTAAACGAACATAGGTCTCATTTTATAGCACAAATAAGTCCAGGGATAGCTAAAATGTTTGGTATTGATTTAACTATGGGACAAGAGCTAGTTTTGGCGTCAGCAGCAGCAAAAAAGAAATCAAAATTAGAAGGTGAAAAAGGTAAGTTTAATATGCAAGAAGTTGATAAAATTACTAAATCTATTGACAAAACTACTAAAATGGATGATAAAACATTAAGAATTCAATTAGATGATGAAGATAAGGCAGAAGAATTATTACAATTTCTTTATAATATGAAGATTGTAGTACAATCACAAAAATTAGGAAAAGAAAATTCTAAACGATTGTGGCTAGACTTAATGGCTATGGACCAAAATATTCAGATGACGGCTAAAGATATGTTTAAAGAAAAGGATGACGCAGGAGAAGCTGGTTTCTTATCTGGCGAAAGTTATTTAAAGAGTATTAGTGAAGGAGGTCATAAAGATATGGGAGACTCTATGGAAAGTTGGGTAAACTTTCAAAACAAAGTAAGACCAATACAAGATAATATAAAAGCATTGGAAAGTGATCCAAGATTTATGGACTTACAAAAAATAGGTACTGCTGTTGAAATGGAACCAGAAGACGCAAAATATTGGAAGAAGCAGAAAAATGAGATTGAGAGAGAGAAAAAAAGATTGGCACAAAAATATAATGATTGGGTGTGGATGTACTCTGGTAGGGGACCAGATAAAGCAGCTGGTGTTGATGTCCAAAAAATGATGGCTATGTATTCTACAGAAGAACAAAATAAAATGATGATTGACTCTGTAAACCAAAGTAAACTAGATATGAAAAATAAACACAAGCCATTGAAAGTTGGTATGATTTCAGAAAAAATGGCACCAGTTATTATTGATGGTTCTAAAAACAATCAACAAAATAATAGTTCAACTAATCTTTTTGAGTCTAACAATTATTCAGGCAATGGATCTGTTGATGGAGTACGATTAAGACACGCATTAATTGACCAAAGAACTTATAGTGGGATGGGTTCATAAAATATTAATGATAACAATATTAGAAAACGCAAAAAATAGATTAACAGAATTAACACAAACAAATAGAAAAGTATTTGTTAGATTATCTGTAAAGGGTGGTGGTTGTGCTGGGTTTGGGTATGATTGGTCGTTTGAAAATGAATCTAAACCAGAGGATATTCTTGTAGATAATATATTATTAGTAGATAAACAATTTGAATTGTATTTATTAGGTATGCAATTAGATTATAAAAATGATTTATTTGGTTCTAATTTTGTATTCAACAACCCTAAAGCCAAATCCTCTTGTGGATGTGGCACATCATTTAGTATTTAAAACCTAAATTCTTTTCAGTAAGTAACTTAAACTCCATATTATTATTTACACAATATGCTTTGGCTGCTTGCCATTTTGCTTTATTTTTGATATACTCATATGACTCACGCATATAAGATTTAGTTTTCTTTTTAGGTGGTTTAGGTTTTACTATTTGTCTTGATGGTTTAATTTCAATCATATACTTTTTATTCTTTGTTGTTTTAATGATGAAGTCTGGAAAGTATCTATGAAATTTCTTGTCTAATGGATTGTAGTATCTTACAGGCAATTCTTCACTTGCCCAAACTAATATATCAGGATTTTGGTCGCAATAGTGCATAAACCTACGCTCTAATAGTGACCTATACACTATCATATTAGGGTTGCCTACATACTTTCTAGGGTACGTTGGTCTGTAAATTCCTTTGTAACTCTTTCTCATATATTACCTATAAATCATATAAATATTAGAAGTATTTATAACAAGGATCAAAATGGGAAACAATGTCAATATAAAGAGATTTATTAATAACGCAGTAAAAGGTGTTAAGAGTTTTGTGGTTAACAAGGCAATGAATAATCCAATGAATCCTTTATCACTTATTAACAGTTGGGGCAGTCAAAATGTAAAAACTAGCTCAAATGCCGCTGAGATACAGGCATTAATGAAGAAATCTCCATTTGAAAAAGAGAAAGATAGATACTCAAATTACAAAAAAACTGATCCTTTAGGATTCCAACACGTACAATATCCAGCAGATTTAACAGGCAATGAATTAGGTAATTGGATACTATTCTTTACAATTAATTCCAATCTTCATAAAGGCAAAGAACTTGCTGCTGATTTACAATTGTCAAAAGGTATGGGTATGCCGAAAGCATCCCAAACAGATATTTTGAGAAGGCAAAATATTGAGGAAAGTGGTACAGGTGGTGATATGGATTTAATGAGAGACCAATATAAATTAAAAGGAATTACTATACCTAAAATTTCAACTGACTATGAAGACTTTAATTCTGTATCAGCTGGCTATAAACCTAACGATATGGTGACTAGTGCAATTGCATTATATATGCCACCTGATATTAAAGTTAGTTATGGTGTGGAATGGGGTACAGAAGAAGCAATGTTAGCAGGAGATGTATCTAAACTTTGGTTAGATATAAAAGATTCTGAAGAAACTGGTGGAGATTTAATTCAAAGTATGTTAGGACACGGAACTGGTATTGCTATTCAAAATTTGCAGGAATTACTTGGAAGTTTAGGTGCAGGTGCTGGGGTAGGTGATTGGGTTAAAATATTAGGTAAGAATATGGGAATGGCGGTTAATAACCATAGAGAACAAGTATTTGAACATCCTAATTTTAGAGAATTCTCATATCAATTTAAATTCTTTCCTAGAAATAATGATGAAACTGAAAGAGTACAAAATATAATTACATTGTTTAAGTATCATATGCACCCTTGGAAAGAGGAAGATGAGTGGAAGGGACGTATGTTTTTGTATCCGTCAGAATTTGAAATACATTATTTAAAAAATGATCCTCCAAGAGCTGGAGAGGATGATGTAGGTGGTATCAATGAGAAGCTACATAAAATATCAAGATGTGCTTTAAAGAAATGTGATGTAAGTTATTCACCCGAAGGTGGTAATTTTAAAACGTTTCACGACCACGCACCAGTTACATATACTATTGATTTAACATTTGTTGAATTAGAATTTATGACGAAACAGAAAATATTGAAAGGATTTTAATGGCTGAAGCATATTTTTCACAGTTTCCGAAGATGATATATGACATTAAAGGTAATGGACATTACAAATTAGTACCTGATATATTTCGTAGAGTTAAAATAAAAAGTAAAATAAAAGATAATTTAACTCTATTAGAAGTATATGATGTTGATGATGGAGAAAGACCAGAACACGTGGCATTTAAATTGTATGGTGATACAGATTATTTTTGGGTTGTATGTATGATAAACAATATTGAAAATGTTTATTACGATTGGCCGTTGTCAAATATACAATTTGAAAGTTTTTTAAAAGACAAATATGATGAACCTGAAGCAGTACACCATTATGAAAAATTACAATCAAGTGGACCTCAAATAGGTGGTGGACCTGAAGATTATTCTCATATGATAGAGTGCAATTCAACAGACGCAGGCGCAGGCGCAGTAACTAATGCTGAATATGAACGAAGATTATTAGACAAGAAAAGACAAATTAAAGTCCTTGAACCAAAATATCTTGGTTTATTCGTAGAAGAATTTAAAAATTTGATAAGACAATGATATGGCAAGTAATCCAGAGAAATTAACAAGAGCGGGTGAATACGTTATAGATAACGCTGAAATTATATCTTATAGAATAACAGGTGGTGGTCCAGGTGTTGGCAATGTGCCATACAGGATGAACATTACAGGCATTATAGGTAAAATAGAATTAGACCAAAACCTTTTTAACCATTCAATGTATGGTAGGATACAAGTATTGGACGCAAACGATATACGTACAATATTACCAATTACAGGTTTAGAAAAATTAAATTTATCATTTCATACACCAGGGTTGGAGGGTCCACGTGGTGTTGCAGGCAATGATAATGGTCACCCATTTCACATAACTAGAATTGAAAATGTAGCACCTGATATTAAAGCAGGTAAGAATATTCAAGCGTATGATATTTATTTTTGTTCAAGAGAAGTTATGTTTAATCAAATACGTAAAGTTAGTAAGGCATATGATGGAGCAGTTGAATTAGCTGTTGAAGATATATTTAAGAATAAAAAATATCTTAACAGTAGAAAAGATTTATACATAGAACCTACAGTACATCCTACTAAAATAGTAATACCAAATACTACTCCATTTCAAGCTATTAATATGTTGCAACAAAGGGCAATAGCTGAACGATATCAAAATGCAAATTACCTATTTTATGAAAACAATGAAGGCTATCATTTTAGAAGTCTTGAATCATTATTAGCAATGTCAGGTGCTGGTAGACGACCATCAAGATGGCGTTACCGTCTTCAAGTCCAACCTATACGTCATCATAGTGGTGGTAGGGATGTTTCAACAGATTTAAAAGGTGTAAGAAGTTGGTCAATTAACAAACCAGTTGATATGGTAAATAGTTTATCAACAGGCGCTTATGCAAGTAAATTAATTGAACACGATATGTTTAATAAAACGGTGACCACATCTGAATATGATTATGCTAAAGATTGGGAAAATCATTTTCATACTGAAAGAAGTGAAG